GTTAGACCCTATGACGTCTCAGACATTGACAAGCTACATGACAACGATAATGCGCATCAAGAAGACTGAGGACGAGGGAGCACGTGATACGCAAGTCGTTGATGATACGCTTGACAGGATGTCTGCAGAAGAGCTTCGCGCGCTGATAAAAGACATAGAGAAGGAAGAAAAAAAGATGAAGCTAGAGGACGAGATGCTTGAGCTAAGGAGCAACGTATCATGACAGACATCAACCTCCCACTGGGAAAGACTGGGCTAGTCCTAAGGAAGCACAAGCGCCCTAGCGACCCTGGATTCAAAGAAGAGAGGGCATTCGTTGAGACATCCATCAGGGAGGTCCACCTCCAGTCACCGACATTCACAGCGATCCGCATCGACGGCAGGGGCCAGATACTCTCAGACCGCAAGGGCATCGGCCTAGAGGTCCCAGTCGCTAAGCAGAGGAACAAGGGCAGGGGCTACCACAGCGCCCGTCTCACACCAAGCGTGCCGACAGGGATGCTGACGTCTGAGGTGAAGCTTCTCCTAGACACATGGCTCCTGCATGATGCAGTCTGGGTCATCGCTGATCCGAAGTCACCCGCCCTCGCTGGCTGTCTCGTCGTGCAGGCTGCACCGACATCAGATGGAAGCGTTCCAGTCCTATGGCATGTCTACGTTAAACCGTTGCTTAGAAAGATGAACATCGCGACATCAGCAATGGCTTCATTTGGCATCGTTAAAGACGTTCCATGCCTGTATGCGTTCGCTCCATCACACGTCACGCACAACGGCTACGCAGACCCGCTGGTCCCGGGCCGCGACTCATGGAAGCTTGAGTGGTTGCATTCATCAAGCTTTGTCTTCATGGGCCCTTACTTAATGATGGGTCAGCTTGAAGCGCTGGAGCCTGTGGCGATCAGGTTATCACGTGAGCTAGAAGAACAGTTCGACAAGAAAAGCAAGGGAGAGCTTAAAGCATGATTTTTTTTGAAAAAGCAATGTTCAGCGACAACACGCTGTCATCATCTGGAACGTTTGTCAAGGTTGGTGAAAAGTTTCGTTCAGCTAACGCTCAATCGCTTGGCCAGTGCGTCTCAATCACGATGGATACGCCAGCAGACAACGTGATCAAGGTCACGGGCACACACGGCGTCATGTACGTCAATGTCTCTAACTTTCAGAGGGGCTGGCCTGCTGCAGAACACACACCGACAGTCCAGGGACCAATGGTCTCTGATGTGCAACCCATAGCTCCTTCACAAGCTGTTCAACAACCAGCGAAGAAGGAACGAAAGAAGAAGAAAGATGGCTTCGATAACGCTTTTAAAGCGATGTAAAAGCACTGGTGTATGACAAACGTTTCTTTACAGAAGGTCGCAGCCCTGAGGGCGCTAGCAAGGAAAAAGCTTGCATGGGACCCACTCCGCCTGCTGCATGCACGACAGAGGTTCGTGTTTAAGCACAACGCAAAGCTAAAGTGCCTGTGCCTCGGTCGCCGCTGGGGAAAGAGCATGTACTGTGCGATAGACTGCATCAACACGTGCGTCACAAAACCAGGAGCTAAATGCATCTTCATAGGCATCTCATTAGACCACGTGAAGGAATACGTGTGGCGTGAGATCAAGCAGCTCGTCAGTGAATACTTTCCAGACGCTTACATGCACGACAGCATGGCCCTCGTCCGCTTTTCAAATGGGTCACAGCTCCGCCTGACTGGCTGTCCAAACAAGTCTGCTGTTGATAGCTTTCGAGGAACGTTCTATGACCTCGTCGTGATAGATGAAGCGAAGGACATCCCAGACCTGCAGCGCCTTGTCCAGGAAAGCTTGGGTCCGACGCTTGCGCAGGGTGGTGGCCGCATCACTATGATCGGGACGCCAGATGTCGTGCCATCCGGCTTTTTCTTTGAGTGCTTTGTGGGTGTCACACAGCCGGATGGCACAAAGAACAACCACGGCTTCACTCCGCTTGGTCCCTGGGACCTCGGTGACAACTCATTCCTGATAGAGCAGCGTTCATTAGCAGAGGGACGCCCGATGACGGCTGAGCAGATATTCGACGAAGAGTGCAAGAAGTTCAACCTGTCGCCGTCATCAGCACGCTTCTTAAGGGAATACAAGGGCATATGGGCCTCAGATGAATCAGACCTAGTGTTCCATTGGAATGAGCACATCAATGCATTCAAGGGCCTCCCAAGCCTCTGCAAGCTGTCTCAAGACGACATCGAAGACCTGGGAACGCAAGCGCTTCCTGGTTTGGACATAATCATCGGCATGGACACAGGACACTCTGACGCTGATGCGTTGTGCGTCGTTGGATACGATAGGAGGCGCCCTGCACCTGAGGGCCGCATGCTCTACGTCCTAGAGGAGTTCACAAAGAGAAAGCAGGGATGGGATGCACTGGGCCAACAGCTGCTTGACACGATCAACAGGTGGTCACAACCGCAGACCATGAAGTTTGATGACGGACAGGTCCTCAGCGTCAAGCATAACATCGCCGCCATCGTCTGTGATTTCAGCAACAACGCAAAGAAGTTCGCAGACGACTGGTCAGCACGCATCAGGGCAGCGACGGAGACGAGCGTCACGATATCAGCCGCAGACAAGGTCGACAAGGACAACTGGCTTCGCATGTTCGACGATGAGCTGCGCAAGGGAATAGTTAGGGTCTCTAGGGATGTGACGCCGCAGCTTGTCGATGAGATGTCGAAGGTCACATGGAGGAGGTCAGCGTCTGCTGGTGGCGTTACGCTTAAAGCGACCGGTGGAATCCACAGCGATGTCATCGATGCATGCTACTACGCATGGAGAAAGTCGATGCACTGGCGTGCTCATATTCCACGTGTCGAGGAACCAAAGCCCACATGGGGACAGCCAGGGTGGAGAGAATACAGGAGCAAGTTAGCAATGGAGAATAGACGATGAACCAAGACATATCAAGCGCTCGATGGTGGGAAGAATCATCTGATGATGAGCTGTTCAAGATGATCAAGTCATCCGTCGCATCATGCACAGCAGACGCACAGCAACAGAGGGACTGCTGCGAGACGAACCTAGAAATATACACCAATGGTCACCGCGTGGGCCTGACGCCAGCGACGTATGAACCATTCGATGTCCACCTCCATGCCCCCACCTCGAATGCTCCAAGCATGCGCCCGACAGCGAACATCAACGTCACTGCATCGATCATCAACACGATATACAATGACCAGGGCAAGACTGACAGCACGATACGGTTCCTGACAGAAGGAGGAACGTTCGATGAAAAGCGCCGCTGCAAGGCCCTCGACAAGAACGTCCAGAAGCTTTCAAACATCACGAACATCTCACAGCTGCAGAGGGAGTGCTTGAAGTTTGCTCTTGTCACGGGCACATCGTTCCTTAGGATAACAGGCGATGCATCAGGAATAAGCATATCACGCATAATGCCCTTTAACATCCTAGTCGACAGGAATGCCGCGTTCGATGGAGATCCGCAGCACCTGCACGTCATCAGCTGGATCGATGCAGACATGCTTGCAGCACAATTCAAGAAGAGCTCAAAGCAGTACAGGATGGTCATGGATGCTGCTGGCGTCTCATTTAACAGCATAATCTCACCGTCTCTCAATGGTCAAGCAAAGCTCGTTGAGATCATCGAAAGCTTCAAGCTGCCCAGCGGTTATAGGGGTTCACCGTTTTACGAAGACGGCGTCGTCATAACAAGCTGTCCGCTGGGCATCCTGTCAAAGAGACCACTCAAGAAGAAGAGGTACCCGTTTGCGACACTGCACTGGGAAAAGCCCATTGTCGGGATGTTTGGAACGGGCGTTCCAGCGCACTTGGTCGACATGCAGATGAGGATGAACTCCTGCACAGAGCGAGAGGAACGCGCGATGGACCTGACGTGCCGTCCGATCGCGGTCGTCAAGGACGCTAATGACCTTAAGTCCATACCACAAAGCACTCGCAGCAGCGTCGATAACACGTTTGGTGCGGTGTACTCAGCGGGAAGCCTTCCAGAGTTCATATTCCAATCAGCAGTCCCTCCACAGTTTGCTCAATACCGTGAATACCTTAGGGCAATGATGTATGAGACAGAGGGACAGTCGCAGTCTGGCGCCGCTGGCCTCTCACCCATGGGTCCAGACGCCTCTGGCAGGGCGATCCGTGAAGCAAACAGCATCCAAGACAACAGGTACGCTGTCAACCAAAAGCAGTATGAGGAATTCCAGGCACAGTGTGCAGTCCTCTTGCTTGATGCAGCATTAGATGCCATCGAGGCAGGCTGCAAGCTTCCGATCGAGGGTCCCAGGGAATGGCTTGACATAGACACGCTTCCAAACCACGTGATCAGGTCGCAGGTCTCAGCGCTCGGCAGGACTCCAGCAGCAAAGATCGATAATGTGCAGAAGCTTGTCGACCTTGGGATCATCCCGCCAGAGAAGGCTCCAGCGCTCTTGGACTTTCCAGACACAGAGAGCTTTGTGGCAGGCCTGACAGCCAACGATAAGCTCTCTGAACGCATCGCTGCCGCCCTTTCAGACGCCACAGCAGCGATGCCGCAACCCCAGGAGTACTATGATCTGCCAGTCATCCATGAGCTCATAAGGGGTCATCTGATACAGGCTGATGCTGACGGCGCAGGCCCAGACATCATCGATAGGTTTAGGGCATTCTTAGCAAACACTAAAGCATTGATCGCTGAGCTGGCTCCTGTGCTGCCAGCAACGCAACAAGCACCGACTCCCCAGCAGGGCCAGTCGATATAAAGAGGAAAGAAGATAATGGAAATGCAAGATAACATCACCGATCCAGCGACTGTCGCTGCAGCCCTTTCACAAGAGGAGCTTGCCATAGCATCTGAGTTCGATTCGCTGTTCACATCACAGCTCGCCGGCCAACAAGATGCCAAGCAGGGGCCTGATGCTCCAGCCGATGCTCCAGCACAGGGAAACGGCAATTCCAATGGCCAACCATCAAAGGGTGTCGATGAACCCAAGGGCACACGGGAGCCTGATGTTGATGACAACCCGCAACAGCTGCTTGAGCTGACGAGAAGGGAAAGGGAGATAGACGCCCTGCGGAAGGAGGTCGCCAGCCTCAAGGCTTCCAAGAACATCAAGGAAGAGCCATCGCCAGAGACGTTCACAAAGCAGGAGCTCCTTGAGGCGTTGCTTGATGGTGACACGAAGATATTTGAAAAGATTGGGATCGATCCGATAGACGCATTCGACAGGCTGACGCATGTCATCACAGGTGGTTCGTTGAAGCCAGAGCACGTCAACACTGCACGGATCAAGAAGCTTGAGATGAGGTTCGATGCTGAGCAACGTGCCCTCCTTGAGGCGACAGCAAAGGCCGAAGCACGACGCAAGGAGATCGAACAGAAAGAGGAGCTTGAGACGCTCCTTGACGGCTATAGGGCTGAGGCTGCACGGCTCGCTGCTGATGAGTCGACGTATGAGCTTGCCTCTGCGTATGACAGGGCAGAGGTCGCACAGAGCGTCGCACAGATAAGCCTAGAGCATGCAAAGAAGAATAACGGAGCGCTCCTGACTCCAAAGCAGGCGCTAGATGTCCTAGAAAAGCGCCTCCGTGCAGTCTATGAACCCGTCTCGGCGAAGCTTTCTAAAAAACAATCGAAGCAGATACATATCAATGGTAATAAAGTTTCCGAGGGCTCCGTTGATGACAGCGCTGCAAACCAGCTTTCTGTCCATTCGTTGTCAAAGAGGACGGCTGAGAATGCCTCCAAACACATCACTGACGCAGAGGTCGAGGCCGCTGTGATCAGAGAATTTGACAACTGGCGAAGGGCTTCACTCAATGGTGATGATTGAACCAGTTCGAGGGTGTGTTTAAGCTTTGGCAAGCTCTTAGAGTGCAGCGCATCACAAATTCTGGTGTGCTGTTGATGCTGCTGTATGCAGCAAGAAACACATTATGTCAGTAGTATACTCACAGGTAGAAAATGGGCTTAAGAGGCTGTATCCACAGACAAAGCTCGACACGTTAACATACAAAGATAGACCAACGCTTGGGCTCATTCCACAGCGCTTTAACTGGCAGGGTGGTCCCCTCGCCATCACGTTCGACATCGAGGACACCGTCCATGGCGCAGTCTCTCACGATGGCACCGTCGCGATCACAAACGCGTCTGTCGTAACATCTAAGTACAACAGGATGATCATTGAGCAGGTCGCAACGTACGCTGCTGTCAACATCTCAAACCAAGCGTTGAAGCGTGCACAGGGCGCCGGCGGCGTGGGCTTCGTTGACCTGTTGAAGCGTGAGATGGACAAGGCTGTCAACGGTCTGTCAAACAAGCTGTCGATTGAGCTTTTCCGCGATTCAACGGCTGTCATCGGCCAGCTTGCGACAGGAACAAGCGCATCAGCGACAGAGGTCTCGTTGGCTGAGCCAGATGACATCTATAACTTCTTCCTTGGCCAGCGGATCACGGCATCAGCGACAGCTGGTGGCTCGCCCTACCAGACATCTGGTGCAGACAGCGTCAAGGAGATCGTTGGGATCGATTATGAGACTGGAGTGATTGAGCTTGATTCAGCATTGAACGCGACGGCGACGAACTGGGGCACGACAGCGTACCTCTATTCAGCATCTGGCGATGACAACGCTGCGCTGCAGGGCTTTGGCGCTTGGTTGCCACAGTCATTGACAGCATCAAACCAAACGTTGAACTCACTTGACAGGAGCGTCAGCAGGAGCAAGCTTGCTGGCGTATCAGTGTCATACCAAGGATCGATCTTTGGAACATTGAAGTTCTTGCTTAAGAAGATCCACCACCTCGGCGTCGGTGAGAAGGTCGACGTCGTCGTGATGAACCCGACAGAGGTCCATGAGCTTAGCGAGGAAGCAGAGGCAAGGTCTTCTATCTACAAGAGCGATAAGGATGGTTCTAACACCGCAGTCATCGGCTTCGGTGGGTTCGTCATCATGACAGATAAGGGACCCGTCAAGGTCGTGGGTGATAGGCACTGTCCTCGTGGACGCGCATACGCGCTGCAGCTTGATACATGGAAGCTATTGAGCACAGGACCGTTGGTCCAGTTCGATGACATGGATGGAAGCAAGATCTCACGTGTCACGACTGACTTTGCTCAACAGTTTAGGCTACAGAGCTTTGCGCAGCTATACTGCACAAACCCTGGAGCAAACGGTGTGGCGGCGCTTCGTTAATCACTTTAACCACGGTCCTGCTGGGTGATGCTTAACCGCCTCGTCCAGCAGGATCTCTGGTGGTCCCTTGACGGGATGCACCACAGAGGAAAAATAAAATGGGAAAACCACAGACATACCTAGCACGAGACACAGTCCCACAGGCTGAGTTTATCGATTGCACAGTTTTTATCACGGGTTCAACGGGTAACGTTGTTCGTTGGGAAAGCTATGGCGGTATCGCGTCAGTTAGTTCAAGCTATGCACGACCAGGTGATATTATTGTCACATTCGGCAAGCCAGGGCTTATTCAAGGCGTATCGGGAGGCTTGCCAAATCAAAATAATGTTCAAAAGTATCGAAGGCTTGTCGGCTTTGATGCATCGCTTATAAACAGCGGTACGATGACAAGCGGTTCTCGAGGAGGAACACAATTTTTGCCTGCACTCAATAATGCACTCTTATTTGCATCAGGAACAATAATTGTTCAACATTTCTCTGGTTCAACAAAGAATGATGTTGTCACTCCAATTGCGAACTTGACAGCAAGTTTCCATTTCAAGCTTTCAAACAGCACGCAGATCACGACAGGAACTAACCCATGATGGATGAAAAAATGGAGAAAGTTAAGCTTGCTGCAGCAAAGAGCGCTCTTAAAGCATTTAAAGCTGATGATGCAAGCAAGCTGTCTGATGCGCTTTCCGTGTTCTTTTCAGCATGTTCAGATACTGACAAAAGCGAAGAAGAAGACGATGACGAAGACCTTTCAGATTATTGAAAAAAAGATTGGATAAATTCTTGCAGAAGAAGCATGCTGTAATGTTAAAGTTGTTAGCATGCTTCTTCTGCAAAGGAGCATTGAACGATGGCATTCTCTGAAGACGACAAAAAGAAGCTTGAATTGCTCCTTGCCACATCTGCAACGACATCTCCTGCTGAAATGAGTGACAGGCCACCACAACAGTTTGGTGCAGACGTCCAAGAGATGGTTCAAAGGCACTTCCTTGACAGCTACGCAGAAGGACTTCTTAAGCTTGAAAAGAAAGGAAAAGCTGGCAAAGAGTTAAAAGATGAACTTGCAGCAGAAGTCATGAAAAGTTTCTTGGAGCTTCGTCGTCCAGGTCGCATCATGGAAAGCAGAAAGTCACTTGGCATGCCAAATCTCATTCCTGAAGCTGGCCTGCTCGACACTGACGTCAGGGCTGATGCAATCAAGGCCAACAGCATCCCAGACTTCAATCGCCAGAGGCTCAGAGAAAGCATTGGAGTCAAAGATTCATCGGGAATGATGGGTTACAAGGCAAAACAAATCGATGAACCCAAGAAGGCGCAAGAGCCAAAGGGTGACGAACTTATGAAAGCCCTTGAAACAATCATGAAAGAGTTGATGCAAAAAGAGGGAGTTGATGAAGGCTTTGACCTCGAAATTGAAAGGCAAGATTTCAGTGACCCTAAAAGTACTGGGCCTGACTGGGTCATTCCATCTGGAAGAAGTGATACATCACCCATAACAGTGTCTGGGTCTAAGCAAGATGTTTCAACAACAAAAATGAAGAAGAGGGTCAAATGAGAACATTCACAGTCCAAGAACTCATTGACCGCATTCGTCTCAAAGCTAACATAGAAGCATCTTCTGGATATGAAGAGTTTATGACAGATGCTGAATTGCGTGATTGGCTCACTGATGCATATACAAAGTTGTTAGATGAATTAACGTCACAAGATATTTGGTCATTCGGTGGCTCTGCACGTTATCAAGCACAAGTCACTGGAAGCCAAGCAGCATATGCATTGCCGTCTGGAGCATATAAGATTAGAGCAATTGACGTTCGACAACAAAATGGATATTGGTCAGAAGCTAAGCAAGTCTCACCAAGATACAGAAATGTCATGCAAGGAACGACTGGCTGGAGCGTCAATCAAGTCGATGTTTTCACGACACAAGCATCAAGCGTCGCGTGGTATTTTTCAGACACGTCTGGCGGGACCCAAAAAGCAATAACATTTATTCCATCGCCTTCAGGAACAGAAGAATTTAGAGTGTTATACATTCCTGCTGTCACGGGTTCATTTGCACTGACTGACACAATAGAAGGGCACAACGGATTTGAAGAGTGGCTCGTTTTAGAAGTCGCAGACAGAGTTCGAACAAAGATGCTTGAACCGCTAGAGGGTATAAAAGAAGAGAAAGCAAACGTCTTGACAAGAATAAGGTCTGTTGCTGGCAGGCTGGCTGACGACATGCCGAAGACAATCGTTGATGTCAATGATGTTGATGGCGGATGGAGATGGTGATATGACAACAAACAAGCCAACGCCATCTGCACGTCCAAAAGAGACTGTTTCACGTCTTCGTGAACCATCGACAGATATCAGCAGACATGTCGCAACATCGCCAATTATCAACGGCACGCTTCTGCGAAGTGTTCAACTTTCAGCTGAATTCACTGACGTTGCTCATCCGCTTGGCAGAGAGCCGGTGGGCGCTTTTGTTGTCAATGCTTCTGATGTCGTTAATATTGCTCGTTCGTTCGATGTTGAAAAGCCTTCGCGCATCATCAGGCTTAAAGCATCTGCAGCAGCAACGCTTGACATTTGGGTGTTTTAATGGCTGAATTCAGAAACATAGAATTCTTTTTCAATCAAGGACTAAATCAGCGCATTGATGAAAAGCTGACTCCATCACTTCTTGAAGCAAAGAATGCAACAATAACGCACGACGGAAGCATTAAAAAGCGTTCTGGTTTTTCAGCACTGACAACAGCAAACATCAGTGGTTCGACAGCAGGCATCAACGAAGGTGCTTTAAGCCTTGCAACAATTGAGAATCAAGCATCACAGACGTTGGCTCTTATCACAACTGGTTCAATTGTCGGCTGGTCACCAAACGTCGGAAGCTGGATGACGCTTGGCAAGCACACAGCATGTTCAATCGACAGCATTGGCATTGAAGCAGGCGTCAAAAACAAAAAGTCTCCATCTATGGACACGTTGTCGAATGGTGCAAACGGACAGTTTGACGTTTATGCTTGGTTTGTTGATGAGCCATCTGGAAGCATTCATTACAGCGTTATAGATTCACAAACTGGTGACAGGGTTGTCGATGATGTCGCTTTGACGTCAAAAGACCCTTCTGTTATCATCGAGCCCTGTGTTCGTGTTGTGACATGTGACAGAAGAACATACATCTTCTATTTTCAAGCTTCTGGTTCGCAACAAGGCCTGGTTTATCGATACCTTGTTCAATCACAACCATACAACATCTCTAATCCAACGCTGCTAACGTCATCAGCAGCATTCTACAGCTTAACATCAAGCCTTTATGGACAGAGGTTTGATGCTGTCGCTTTTAGTCCTACGCAAGAAGACAATCAAGGAGATGCTGTTGCAGTGCTTGGTTGGATAACTCCTTCAAACACGCTGAACTTAACATCAATTGATGAAGATGGCACAACATCAACAAGATACATCGGGGGCTTTGCTGCAGCAACACTTTATGGCATGACGACCATGGGCACTCGAGGCGTGTCAGCAGCAATGTATAATCTCACACCGAATGGTGTTCGTGCAATTGTGACAAATGCTTCACTGAACTCAAATCTAAGTTATCTCTACAACGCTGCTGACATTGTTGCTTCTTCATCAAATGCTTCACTTCGTTATGCTGGTGGCGTCATGACAAATACGTCTTCAGTTAAGTGGTATCTTTCATATCAAGCACCAATAGAAGGCGCTGGCTCTGGTTCATTCAATGGAGATGAAAATCACGGTTTTAACCAAATAAAATCATTCACAATAACGTCTGGCACGAATGCAGCAACAAGTGTCACATCTTCAATAGAGTCATACAAGCTTCGTGCAGGATTGTCTTCAAACCCATTCAGACCTTGGAAGACGTCTGGTGACACATCAAGACATTTGCTGGGCGTTTCACATGATGGACCCCTTCAGCAAACAAATTTTGTCTGTGACCAAAGTGGTTCTGTTGTTGCAAGACTTTCAATATCAGGTGAAGGTGCAGACCAAACACAACTTCCTCGATGGATTCGAAGGTTGCATGACACAAGCAAATTCACTTGCCCTTTTGTTTATTCGACAAGAATAACAGATGTTGAGGGTTCAAAGCTGACTGTTGCAAACAATGTGCAAGCGCAGACAATAGACACACTTCCATCAAGGTCAATGGTTGATGCTTCACATTCTCTGACAGTCTTGGGAGGAGGCTCTTTAAGGGCCCTGGACACATCGCATCCGTTTGACCTAGGTCACCATCTATTTCCAGACATAAGGGACCTCAACCCATCTGCGTCATCGACGTGGCAAAACTTCACGGTCAGTCCGTATCCTGGCCTCATCGCCTCAGGAACGTACTACTACAGGTTGACGTACGACAGGGTCGATGCACAGGGAAACCAGCACACGTCTGCAGCAAGCCCCCGTGCAAGGGTCGATGTGACGGGTTCATCAGGAACGAACGCCATCACGATAAGGCTGCCGACGCTCACGTTCGGTGATGACCTCGACACAGTCCTGATAACACCCTATAGGACAACTGTCAACCAGTCTGAGACCAGCCTGTTCTATCGGGTGACAAGCGCCAGCAACCCAGCGATAAACGACCCGCGACAGAGCTACATCACTATAGCTGACACATCCGCTGACTCAAGCATCATCGATAACGATATCATCTTCACGGCTGGAGGGGTGACGAACAACACAGCACCACCAGCGTCTGATGTCGTGCATTCGCACAGGAACAGGCTGTGGGTCGTCGAACGCGTCAGGGGCAATGACATCCTCTGGTTCTCAAAGGAACAGAACCTTGGCATAGGTCCTGAATTCAGCCTTGAACAACGCATCAGAGTGCCCTCAGATGGTGGAAGAGTTGCATCACTTGCATCTCTTGGTGACATTTTGCTTGTGCTCAAAGATGATGCAATATTTGCACTTGGAGGACGAGGCCCTGACAACACACAAGCTGGTGAATCGTTTTCAGACCCACAGCTGTTGAGGTCAGATGTCGGGTGCATAAACAGAAACAGCGTTGTTGAAACTCCATTGGGCGTCTTCTTTTTGTCACGTTCTGGCATCAAACTGATGGGAACTGGTGGCGATGTTCGTGACATTGGTGATGAAGTTCAAGATGCTTTTGACGGACGTTCAATTGTTTCTTCAATTCATATTGAATCAGACAGACAAGTTCGGTTTTATCTTGACGATGGTTCAGCGCTTGTGTTTTGTTATGACTTCAACAGATGGGTCACACATGAGTCTTCTTTGACAGCAATTGATGCAATCCAATGGAATGGTTCAACAACAGTCTTAAACCACAGCGCTTCGACAGTTGCTGTTTCGTCTGAAGAAGTCTTTTCAGATGCTGGCAACGCCTATGAATTTGCAATTCAAACACCATTCTTTAATCCTGGAGGAACAAAGCAGCAAGCAGGCGTTTGTCAGCGTGTTGATGTTTATGGAACAAGGCTTGATGCTTGCAATTTCCAAGTCACAGCAAGCTTTCTTGGTGAAACACACACAGAAAAGTGGTCAAGTGACACAACAACAATGGCTGTTTCTGGAGCCCTTGAGTCTCACCACATACTTAGACATAACGTTTGTCAAGGAATATCATTGAGGTTCTCAGACGGACATTCAACTGGTTCTGCATTTTCATTAGAGTGCGCACAGTTTAAAGTGAGGCCGATGATGAATCAATTTAGAAACAATAGAGTTAGGAGAATATAACAAATGAGCTTATGGGATACCATTGCGGGTGTAGCAAACGACATTGACCCATTCGCAAGCAATGATAAGAAACAAGACCCTGACCAAGCTGAAGCTGATTCACTTGGCATGTCACCTGAAGAAGTTCGTAGACGCCGCCAAGAAAAGAATGACCGTGCTCATAGGAATTATGAGATTGGCAATGCTTCAGCTATCGGAAAAGCAGGAGAACGTGAAAGACAAGCGGGAATGCAGAATGTTGCTGGCATCAACGCTGAACGTTCATCAGCTGCAAACATTGGTGGAACATCACTTGGAGCAGGTTCAATATATGAGGGTGATAGGGCTGCATTGATTAGACAATTGCAGGGAATGGCTGCTGGAACTGGTCCTTCGTTGGCGAATGAACAGCTTCGACAGGGACAAGATAGAGCTCTTGCGCAAGCTGCTGCTTTGCAATCATCAGCGCGTGGGCTTGGTGCTTCTGGTGGTGCTGCACAACTTCGTGAAACACAAGGAATAATTGGACAAAAGGGTGCAAGTGATGCTGCAACACTGCGTCTTCAAGAACAACTTGGTGCTATTGGCGGCCTGGGCGGAGTGTTGAACACTGCAATTGGACAAGAACAAGCTCTTAATCTTGCGAACGCTGGAATGCTTAACACAACTGCCGGACAGAATGCTGCATTCCAACAGCAAACGAGTCTTGCAAATCAACAAGCTGCAAACAACATGGCACAGTTTAAAGCACAACAAGAAGCGCAATATGTTGCAATGGGCATGTCACGTGAAGAAGCACAACAAAGAGCAAACATGGATGCTCAAAAGTTGATGATGGCTGGCGAACAAGCAGACCAAGCTGCTGCGCTGCAAAGGTGGCTTGCTGAACGCGCTGGTGAAATGTCGGAGAAAGATTGGGCAACACTTCTTGCTGGTGGAGCAGGTGGTCTTCTTGGCGGCCTTGGTGGTATCATGGCAGTTGCGGGCGGCTCAGGCGCGTCTGGTGGGGGCGCATAATGGACTTTATTGGAATGTTAAAAGACCAACTTTCAGGAATGCTTAAACCTGGAGGTACAAACATTGTTGAGCAGGGAGCAGGTGCAATTGGTGGCCCCGGTGCTCGTGCTGCAATGGAAACAAAAAACGCATATGGAAAAATGGGCTCTGTCGAAGGCATGGCACAAGCTGGAGGAATGTCTTCTTCTGCAGGACGCTTGGGTGGAATGTCTGCTTCGGGAATGGGTGGAGGACCACTCGGTCTGATTCGTTCTCTTCCCATCATCAGTGATGAAAGACGAAAGCAGGACATCAAGCCCTCAGATGGTGATGCCACAGCATTGCTTGAACAGCTTCGTGCCATGAAGTTTCGTGTTGATGATGGACAAGAACAACTCGGCATTATGGCTCAAGACGTTGAAAAAGCTGGACCAATGGGCAAAGCAATCGTCAGCGAACAATCAGATGGCACAAAGACGCTTGACGCGAGAAAGCTTTCATCAGCCACAATTGCTGCTTTAATTGAAATGAACGATAGAGTAAAGAAGTTGGAGAAGAAGTAAATGGCAAATGTTGATGATGTCTTGAATGGTCTTTCTGAAGAACAGCGTGCAAGATTAAGAGAGCTGACGGGCTTGAGCTTTCCCGTTCCCGTTCCCGTTTCCGCCCCTGTTTCGTCAAGCGCTCAAACTGTTCCTGATTTGTCAGCATTTCAGAAACCAGCGCCACCGATTGACAGAAATGAACTAAATGGACGGAGTGCAGGAAACATTGATGCTGATGTTCCGACAGACCTTAGAGTTCCACTATTGAAAGAAGCACAGACAGCTCCAGTAGTTCCAAGAGAAAGAGTGATTGGCCTTCCGCCTCCAGGATTTAGAACAGGAATTTCAATTGGTGATTATCAATTTCCGTCAGCGACAGATACGACACTGGGCCTTGCTCAATCATTGCAGCCTGTTGTTAATGAACA